AGCAGGGTCTGGTTTCAACCAACTTGCAAATGGTGTGGTTAAGATTACCAATACCAATCTCGGTGACATGGCTGCATCTCTTGCGGCAGTTGCTAAAGGTGTTGGCTCAATCGGTAACAATTCGGCTGGGTTGGCGCAAGCTGGCACTGGCATGACTCAGCTTGGTAATGGTATGAGCAAGGTGTCTAGCTCGGCTTCTAGCGCTGTTGCAGGTTTAAGTCGTTTCTCAAGCACGATTACAAGTATTCAATCGTCGTTCACTAACCTGCAATCACTATTGACTACAGCAGGAACAGCATTTAGCACGTTCTCTAGCCAAGCTAGTCAATCGCTCAGTGGTCTAACTGCAATTGTGGGGCCTATCACAGCCTTCAGAACACAGATCATGACACTTGCGCCAGCATTGATGCAAGCTGCTACTGGATTAACTCAATTTAGTGCAGTTTCAACGTCGTTAACTTCTAGCATGACTTCAGTTAATGCAAGTATGACTACATTGACTGCTAGTCTAACCAATCTCGCTAGTCAATTAACAATGATTACTACTGGCATGTCTACAATGGCATCAAGCACGACTATGCTAGGCACTAGCCTAACTCTCGTAGGTACTCAGTTCACTATGATTGGTACCTCTTTGACTATGCTTAATAGCCAATTTACGACCTTCACAACTGCATTGTCTACAATCAACAGTCAACTTTTGGTAGCTACATCGGGTGTGACAATGTTTGGGGCACAATTCACAGCGCTTGGGACAATTTTGACTATGCTCAATAGCCAATTAACAATGGTTGGGGCATCTATTCAAGCGGTGACTACACAGTTCACTGCAATGAACGCAAGCCTTACTGCCGTTGGTGCTACAGTTGCACTGATTAGTAGTCAATTTACTATGGTAATTGCAAGTGTCATGCAATTGACAGCTTCAATTGCTTTGATTCCAGCGCAGTTCAGCTTGGTTGCGTCAAGTGCCACAATGGCTACGACTGCCATTATGCAAATTGGAACATTAGCGCCACTGATTGGTGTAGCGATGAACAACGCAGCGGCACAAGTGCAATCAGCAATGCAAAGAATGGCGCAAGCTGTTCAATCGAATGGTCAAAGAATGATCCAGATGGGTCAACAAGCAGGTCAACAAACTGGACAAGCTATTGCTCAAGGGATCCAATCGGCAATTGGTGCTGTATCCTCAGCAATGGGGGCATTAGTTAATGCAGCACAAGCCCGTGCCATGGCTGGTGTAGGTGCTATGCGAGCAGCAGGGGCAATGATTGGTCAAGGTTTGGCCGCTGGTATGATGTCTGCTCTTGGTGCGGTAACGGCTGCTGCTAACGCTCTTGTGGCTCAAGCAGAGCGTGCAGCGCAGGCAAAAGCTAGGATCCATTCACCATCACGACTATTCCGTGATGAAGTCGGTATCTACATTGGCCAAGGGATGGCTGTAGGTATTGATAGAAGTGTAAAATTTGTCAAAGACTCTATCAAAGAAATGATTGATGTGGCTAGTGAGTACGCAATAGATTCTAGAAACTTGTTCGAAGACAACGACTTGTTTGATGGCTTTGGTGGTGGTTTAATTCGTGGTAGCGTTGATTTGTCGGTTCGAGACGATAGTAGAATGGACAGATTGGAACAAGCGATGGATATCATCACTGAACTAATCGGTCGTCCAATCTCATTGAGTGTCGATGGTCGAGAGTTTGCTTACGCTACAGGAGACGATTTGACTTCATACCAAAAAGACAAAGATTTCACTTACAAACGCATGAGAGGTATTAAATAATGGCTGTGTTTCAATTTAACGGATACGATTTGAACGATTACTTTAAACTAATCAAAGTATCACACGAAATCGGGAACGAACGCAATATAACAACAGATTCAGCCCCTAAAATCGGGGTCAACATTCAACAGGTTTCGTTTGGTGCAAAAAAAATCAAGCTCACTGTTAGTTTGGCGACAAGACATCTTGAAGATATTGCCTTCGTAGACCCGAACGAGCCAGCCAAAGTTGATACTGGCGTGTTTTATCGTGTCAGGGAACAAGCGGCTAGAGTGCTACATTCTGACAAACCTGTTAAGTTGAGATTGCCAGATGAACCAGACAGATACTATTTAGCCATAGTAAAAGGGGATGTTAGTTTAAAAGGCATTTCCGACTGGTATGACCAAGCTGAAATTGAATTTATGGTTCCGGACGGGGTCGCACATTCAACTACATATCGAAGTTTCGAAACTCCTAAAACAGAAAATGGCAAACTGGTATTTGACCTTGTCAACGACGGATCAGTTGATGCGCATCCGATAATTACAGTGAAGCACAATAGTGAGAATGGCTATATCGGATTAGTTAACAGTAGCGGTATTTTAGAGCTTGGTGACAGGCAAAAAGGGGATACAGAGACTTACAAGCAGTCAGAGGTCTTGTTTGATTACGCTTCATCTAATGGACAACACAGAATCCCTAACGGATTGTCACAAGGTTTGAAAAATGTTGGTATCACGAACGATATCAACGATACCAGACCAAACGGCACGCTTTACATCGACAATGCTTGGGGTCGCCCTCACATTGCGTTGCAGAGTGGCCAGACAGCATCAGTTACATTTGATATCCCAAGGGATTCTAGCGGTGTAAAAGGTGCTCTGTACGAGTATTTCTGGTGGAGGCAAATTTTTTGGCTAGGCTCTGCAGATCAGATGGGTTATTTGAAAATTAGTGTCACAGATGCAAGTGGCACTTTTTTGTATGGCGTCGAAACCTACAAACGTGGTAGCGGTCTGGGTTGTGAATACAACTTTTTAGCCAGCGATGGCAGGGGAGGCTACCGTTTTGTTGACAGAAAGCAGTTTCTAGGGACACACATAGAAGAGCACAACCCATTTAACGAACCTAGAGGGTGGTCAGACATCCAAAGGTTTGACGATGTCGTCCAATTTTACTGGTGGGGGTCTTACCCTAGATATACCATTCCTGAAATCAAAGGTAAGAAATCGGATAAAATCCACATTATCTTCAGCAAAATCGGGAACGCACCGCAAGTTAGCCACATGTACTTAGATGATTTTATTTATCGCAAAGACTATGTCGTAGGGGTCCGGAAAGTTCCCAATCGATATAGGGCCGGTGGAGAAGTTGTGATAAACAGCGAGAACGACACTGTACTAGTAGATAATATTTCGAAAATCGTTGATGTTGTGCAAGGTTCTGATTTCATCACAATTCCTCCTGGCAAGTCTCAACTCGAAGTTTATTGCTCAAGGTGGGTCACGAACAGGCCCTCTGTGTCCGTTAAATTTGAAGAAAGGTATTTGTAATGCTATTAACGATTCACGATGCCAACTTACAAAAGATTGGCTTCATTGATAACGAAAAACAAGAAACGTTAAACTTCTACGACGATGCTTGGACTCGCAATCTTGAGACGGCATCTAGCACATTCGAATTTACCGTTTCAAAAAAGGAATTGCTGAGCGATACAGCAAACCAACCGCTTTACAATCAACTAAACGAGCGCTCTTTCATTTCGTTCAAACACAATGGGCAAACGTACTTGTTTAATATTATGAAGGTTGAGGAAAACGAGCGATGGGTGAGATGCTATTGCGAGAACCTGAATCTTGAGTTGATAAATGAATACACGAATGCTTACAAGGCTGACAATGCTATGTCATTTGCAGAATACCTCAATGCATTTGATATCCCTCAGTTTGCGATGGTAACGCTCGGTGTCAATGAGGTCTCTGACCAGAAAAAAACGCTTGAATGGGAAGGGCAAGACACGAAATTAGCAAGGCTATTGAGTTTAGCTAATAAATTTAATGCTGAAGTTGAATTTGTGACTAGACTTAATGACGACAGCTCTATTAAACAACTCGTCCTGAACGTTTACCATCAAGCGGACGATTCGCATACTGGTGTAGGTCGAATTCGTAGCGACATTCGTTTGACGTTTGAAAAAAATATCAAATCGATGACGAGAAAGGTTGATAAAACCGAAATCTATACGATGATTGTCCCGTACGGTAAGGCAAAAGAGCAACCTGAGAACGGCCCTGAAGTGCGAGTCTATATCAATGGTCTCCCGGCTTGGGAGGAAAAGAATGACAAAGGGATTGTTATCTTCAAACAAGAGGGCAATTGTCTCTATGCCCCTCATGCAGCTAATTTGTACCCTTCGACTTTTGGGGCTTCGACTCAAGATAATAAGTGGATTCGAAAGGATTTAGAAGTTGACAGTGATGATCCAAAAGTTATCCGTGCTGCAGGGATTGCGAATTTGCGAAAAAATGCCTACCCAGCTATCACTTACGAAGTTGATGGGTTCGTTGATGTTGAGATTGGGGATACTATCACCATTCACGACAAGGGCTTTGTCCCATCACTCGACGTAAGAGCTCGTGCTATTGAGCAAAAGATTAGCTTTAGCAACCCAGCAAATAACACAACGGCTTTTGGTAATTTCAAAGAGCTTGAAAATAGAACGTCGGGAGACCTTAGAACCGTCTTCGAACGAATGGTTGAAAACAGTAGGCCTTACAGAATCCTTTTTTCGACAGATAACGGTGTTATTTTTAAAAACAATACAGGACAGTCAACGCTACGTCCAACGTTAAAACGAGGAAATCAGACGGTTAACGCAACTTATCGATTTGTAATTGATGGCTCTATTGTTGGAGCTGGACTGACTTACACAGTGAGTGCAAGCAAGATTAATAAACCAACTGTGATAACGGTATCTGCTTGGGTAGATAATAAGGAAGTAGCTTCGGAAGAGGTTACTTTTTTAAATGTCTCCGATGGCCGAAATGGTGTCAAGGGAGATAAAGGCGACCCAGGGCCAGCAGGCCCAAAAGGTGACAGAGGATTGCAGGGCGAACGTGGTTTACAAGGTTTGCAAGGGCCAAAAGGTGACCAAGGGATCCCTGGTGTTAAGGGTGCTGACGGTAAAACACAGTACACCCACATAGCTTACGCTGACACGGTGTCTGGTAGTGGTT